ACAGAATCTTAAAATTGCATTGACGACCTTGTGTGCCAAAACGCGACTTTTCAAGCCTCACCTTTACTTCTGATCCGATTCTGAATCCTTTGTCATCTAAAACAAAACTTGCCTTCGCCTTTCTCCCTGTGAGCCAAATACGAAGAGAGTAAGCATAAATCATTGCTTTCCCTCCAGGGGTAACATAGGGAGTTGTCATAGCCTCGGATGGCGAACGAGTAATATTCGTCTTCAACTGGTTAAGAACCAGAAAGGTAGATTGTGCATTAGCAATTGGGACAGTCAACTTTGACATTCCCTTGGCAAGAATTCTCGCCTTCATTGCCATTGAGGATTGAGGGTTAAAGTCGCCTTCAATATCCGACACAGCAGGGGTTAGCGCAAGAGAGTCCCAAATGAAAAGCATCCGATTATTATTATTTGCTAAAAGATCTTCGATAGTCTCCAAGACAAATTCAACAGATGCCGCTTGCACGTAAAGTAAATTATTTAAATCACACCCTGCTCTTTCAAGAAATGCTGGATCAATGGCAGATTCAGAATCAAAATAGATTACGTCAATGTCCATTTTCTGAGCATTGGCTGCAACCTGCGCCGCCATATAACTCTTTCCGGTCGATTCAAGTCCAGCAATTTCTGTAATCTTTCCAATGGGAATACCTGATCGTTTCCCTCGACATACAATAGAGTCAAGCCAGCGAGAACCGGTCGGAATCCAGTCTTTAACTTGCGTTGGGTTCTCTTCTGTTAAGTTATGAGCTACATTGATGCCCGCCTTTTTGTTGATTAAAGCACGCATATCTGCTAAACTTAGTTTACCTGCTTTGGTGCTTTTAGATCTCGCCATTCTCATTTAATCTCCATTGAGTAAAAAGGGTGAGGCACCTGATAACCCTGTGCCTCCCTGTGGACGTGGGATTACGCTCCCATGAGTTCGTTGAAAGCAGCATCAACAGAAGAAACTGTGTCGGTTGAAGGAGGGGTGGTTGTAGAATCAGCCTCCTCGCTGGTGCTTTCATCACCAATAAGATAGGCATCTAGGAGTGCCCCTACATCTTCTGGTGTCTTACGCTCAAAGAGCGTGTCGAAGTCGGGAATGCTTTCAAGCAATTCCGCGCAACGTTCGTCTCCACCAACTGCATCATCACATAACACAGAAGAGCGGCGACGGGGGGTAAGCTTCGTTTGAGGGAAGCTAGCCCCTTGCGGCTTACCATAATGAAGAACGAGATCTGTTCCCGTATCAGTATCGGTAATATCGCCATATTCAGGATTAAGAACAAGATTGAGCAACTGCTCATATACCATCTTGCCATATCCCCAAATACGGACACCCTTTTCCTCTTCACCTCTTACAAGAACAGGTGAGAAGAACCGTTGACGAGCCATTAATGACTTCGCCATCTTGATGCTTTCCTCGGTGCCCTCGTTAAAAAGCTTCCGAACAAAATCATCCAACGGATCTCCTTCACCGAAGTTCTTCTTCGGGCTCAGGAAACCAGGACTGTTGCCCACATTATAGTGGAACCAGAAATCCTTGAAAGGATCTCCATCAGCAGTGGGGACAATACGAATACACTGTTCGCCGTCTTGTGGACGCCAAAACGTATCACGATTGCCTCCTCTATTATCTAATGCAGCCTTGCGCTGCTTCATTTTATCAACATTAATTGCCATTTTTTATTTCTCCTTATTTGTGGCTTTTGCCTTGAGTTAAGACGACAAATGTTTCGTCTTACTAAGATATAATATAACATAATCTCATAGTACTGTCAAGAGATTAATTAAAATTAATTAAAAAAACTGTGATCGACCGGAATAGTAAGAATAAATCCGCCTGCTTGTTCGCACTGGCACGTACCCTCATATTCAAATCCCGAGAAGTCCGCACCCAAGACGGAGCATGCGACTTCACAGTGACCGACTATTCTTCCAAATTCAAAACCTTCCTTATATGTAGCGACAGCTAGCAAGCTTCCACCGGCTGTGAGGATAAGCATGACGAGTACCCTTTTCCAATATTTTTGTATCAGATTTCGTAGCTTACTCAACATAATACTTTATAACCTTTACTTTTTAATTGCTTGTGTGCGAAGTGTTTGCCACAACATATCCATAGTTCTTTTCGTAAGAAGTGGAATAAATTTGAAAACTTGTTTTAATATCTTTTTGATTTTGTTGAATATTATCAGTTAAACGTCGAAAGAGTGCTCCATCTTGTTCCAACTCTTTCTCGTTAATAGCATAATAATAACTCTTTTCAGATACATTGTCAAGAGAAAAAAACAATTTTTCTTCACCGTTCTGGGGATCTGTTAATCCAAAAGTGCTTATGCGCCGACCTACCTTACTCTCAAAAGGAGTTTTGTATATAGGCTTATTGTGTTTATAGATATTAACCATATGGACAGTAGATACGAGTAGGTCATTGATGTGATCAAAAAATGTCATAATTGGAACATCGCCTAAAATCTTTTCTATCTCTGTGTTATCAACAATGTAAAGCCGCTTAAAAAGACCAGATCTGGTATATTCCTGTAAGACGTGTCTAACTAATTGTTCTTGTAATAAGTTAGTTTCTGCCAAAAATTGTAATTCTGGCTTTATGTATAAAATATTAATATTTTTTGAAGACAAGTGTTTAAGTATCTGTAGTGCTGCGCCTGAAACGAATCCCGCGCCACAAACAATAAAAAGAATATCGTTAGTGGTATTGTTAAAAAATGCTTTAAGAGGAGGGGCATGTTTCTCGTATTCTTCGGGGTGATTATATCGTTTTAATAGATAACTGCCTTCGTCTTTGTGATCAATATCTTCGCTATCAATCTTAAAGATTTTGTACTGGGGATGCTGGGCGAATTTGTCTGCTATTGCACAACCTGCCCTTCCAAGACCGATTATTGTATCCATCCTAGCCTCCTCATTGTGCCATACGATTTTCCAGCACTTACATTAACCTTAAAAACGCCAAAAGGAGTTTCAGAGAAAATATCGATCAACTCTCCAATAATTGCACGCTCGCTATCGTCACAATCTATAACAATACTATCATGAAGCGTGAAGGAAATAAAGGACTTTTTCTCCTTTAGTTTGTCTGCAATCTTAAACGCCCTGGACAGTACCAAGTCGCTTGTGGTGCTCTGTATTAAATAGTTTAATGCATGGTGTTTGTCCGCTTCAATTTTTCTATTATAAGGTGTCGTTACTTGTTGTCCGTTAAAATATTTTTGCAATATACCATCTCGATCATAATGCCGATTTGATAAATAATCTTTAGCCTTTGGGTTATATAACCAAGCAAAAATTCGTTTTTTTGCCTCTTCGCGTGTTCCCATGCCGCGATAGATATTATCAATATTCCACTGATGGATGTCGTCTTGTGGTTGTTCTTTCCCGCTTAGTCCGAGAAGAACACGAAGTTCTGCTGCATTGTAGTCTAATTCAACAAAATAATCATTCACGGGTTTTAATATATTTCTATAATCGGCATTTAAAGTTAATATTGGAAAGCTTCGTTTACATGTTGTCATCCTTCCAGTCTTCGTGCCATAAATATTATATGAAATATATGGTTTGATATGCTTACTCTTCTTTAGAAAGTTTCGGGTCTTCAGTTGATGACTCTCTCTGGCAATTTCTGCATAGTTAATATTTAGCTTTTGCTGCCGAATGTTATATGTAAGTTCTGATAGGTTTCTCATGAAAGCATAGTTCTCTGGCATGTCGTATTTTTTGATAACATGCTCAGTGATTTTGTTCTTAACCTCACAATATTCAAGCAGAAATCGTTGGGGGACGATATCGTAAAAGCAGTGCCTATCGAGAGAGATTTTTGCCGTTGAAAATGACTTGTAAAACGCTCTTAGGCGGGCGTTGATAGCCTCCCAACGGTGTCTTAGAAAATCAGGGCAGACCTCATTCAATGATTTGCCTCCAACGAATAGAGAGGCAATGAGGGCATTATTGTGGACTAAAATAGGGCTATAATTCCAAGTTGCACTTACAGCATTGAAGTTAAATTCATCACAATCGTAAATAAGTTTGCCGTCGTGATATATTCCAATACAATGTTTTTTATCGTCTAGTGTTTGAATAAACAACGTTCACCTATTAATAGCTAATTTTGCAAAGATAAAAGAGCGATTGGGTATCTATGGAAATTTATCTTATCTTTAATATAACTCTTTGCGGCTTCAATGTCAATGTTTTTATATAAATCTTTTGCATTTTTTATTGTTTTGTTAACGCTTATATCATTCATAGGGCTTGATAATTCATAGTTTAGCATTTCAATATATAAAGGGATCCAATAGATATCAGTATAGGTGGTTCTCAAATCTTCTTCGGCTATCTGTCGTCTTTCTCGCAATTGTGTTTTTGTAAGGCGGCATTTGGTGGCATTTGGATTATTTCCGTTACCCCCTCGATTAAGTGATTGGATGCTTGGAATATTGGGAGTCCCTCTCTGTCCCGGCGTCCTCTTTGTCGAGTTAACCGATGGCATCCCGTTGTTCTTGTAATCGTTTGTACGATTAAAAACATATTGATATGTGGTACCAGTGCTCTGATTTATTATAATTGTTTTTGTAGGTTGAAGCACAACATAGTTGTTATAGATTTGAATGAGATATGTTCTTATAATATCATAGTCAAACTCACAGGCTTTATAAAAATAAGTTTCAAAAACTTCATCAATTGACATTAATCCATAATTTGCCATATATGCCTGCATTTGTGGAGAACCGAGATCTGCAATAATCCTATTTGGATTTTCTTTATTTGCCATAAACCCAAATTTTTTAAGGGCATACATATAAAATTCAAAATTAGGATTGTCAAAAAAAGTAAAATTATTCATAAAATCAGAATCAGCCTGATCTGCTTGGATATTTGGAACAATATCTATTGCTAGTCCCGATATGTGTGTTGAACATTTCGGTGATAAGATAAAATAAGATCTGCTTAGCCCAACGTGCTTACCTCTTGATTTGTGAAAATGTTTTGTGGATTTAATAAACTCATCAAAATTCATGGGACGGCTGTTCTCTATTCCTCGGAATTCATTTGGCTGTTCCAAATATAGATCGACCATATTTGTAAACAAGCTTTTAATATAATTACCATATAAAGCGTGCATACTTTGCCACCCACTAATTGGCTTAATTTTATTTAGACTGTTCTCACCAGAATCCTTGAGTATGTTCATTTTATATGCTTTATTAAAATAATCTTGAAGATCGCTAAAAGCATCTGCTACAAAATTTAAGGCATATACTCGTTTATTGGTTTCACTTTGATGTGTTCGAAGAGGTTTTAAATATTTTTCAGAAGGATATATGGCATTTCCATGTGTATCAACTCGACCATAATATAACGAAACAGTATGATCGTAAAAATTAGTATATTGTTGAGAAGGTACAATTTCAGAAAGATAGAGTTTCCTTAGAGCAAAGGTGCTTGCCGTGCCTGTACGCCTTGCCAATAATCGTGTATTTTTAGCCATATCTTTATAGTATCGCTCCACCTGCTTCGGTGAAGGCCTCTGGGCATTCTAGATCTGCATCAGTTTGGTTCTTCCCCGCCCAATTTTCATCTTGATCGGGAACGCATGGATCATTTTCGTTTGCGAATGCAAGCCATTTTGCTTGGAAAGTGGTGGTCCACTCTACGGCCGGGAGGTCCATCACATGAGTTATCCGAGTTATTACATAGTACCCACCTAATCCAAGCAGTCTTGCATATGGGGTGTCATCTCGCAGTCCACTGGGCAGCGTGGGTGCGACGAATTTGTCGCTAGGTAGTGGGTCTTCCGGTCCACCCCCATAGGCTTTTGTGTTCTTTCCACGAGCAAGTGTATTTGGATTAATGTAAAAAATGCCTCCGGGCTTATACATTGTATTGCCTATAACTGTTAAGTTACAATTGTATTTTTCTCTAATTATCCCCAGAGGTCCAGCATCAATATTCGCCTCTCTAATATATGGCAAATCTTCTTTTACAAATTGCACTGATTCTACAACGGCACTGTTTTCACCAACCGGGTTGATGTGTGCTCTATTATATTCCAGATCTTCCAAAACATCGCCCGTCCCTACAAATGCTCCCGTGTCTTTCATTGATATCGCGGTAATTGGAGTAATTGGTCCAGCCTCTAGCGCTCTCTGCGCGGCAGTCTCGTCGCTGTTGAGAACATCTTGAATTTCGTCTCCGGTAGTATATCTTCCAATCAACGGAGACGGCGTACCGGTAGCGACGGCTTTTCGAAATGCGGGATAAACTTGGGCACGTCCCATAATATTGTCGCCCGAAACGCTATAATTATTTAACATAATTTGTGGCGTTTTTTCTCCGTCAGCTATCCACGCACACCCTCTTCCTATAGCGCGAGGCAATAAATCAGTTATAAGCTTAATTAAAAATTCCCTAAAATATAGAGTTGTCTGCCCTGGTCTGGATATTGCCACATTCATCCACCACTGCCGAAAAAAGTCCCAACTAATCGGGAGATCTGCAATGTTTATGGTTCGAACACCTCGGGGACCAGCCAGCACGCCACCGATGTTCGGCTTTGGCATTGTTATATCTCCAGTTATAAATTCTCCTAACATTCTTTTAACAAGCTTTTCCCTATCGGTGAACCCATCGGCTGCACCAGTCTCTGCCTCAGTTCGGAATCCAGTATTGACGATGCCAAGCGCTTGGTCACGTTGGGTGGGATTCTGCGGGGTGAGGGTCTGAGAACTACTTTGGGGCTCTGGACCTTGATCAGCCCCGATACCAGCGAAAAAAGTTGGACGATGAGTATAATCTATGTGGCTCCAAGTATATCTTCCAGTTTCTGGGGGATTATTCTCGTCGGCTGCTATTCCCGCACGCCTCTCTATACGATCCTGTAGTCCTTGATTCTGCTCAATGTAAAGATTTTGTGCCACAAGCTCCAGAGCAGCTTCAATAATATCCCCGAAAAATACAAATTTAATTAGCTTTTTAGGGTTTTTACCGATTGATGTTGCCAATCCAGTTTCCCCAGTGGTAGGTATGCCTGTCGGCATCACGGAACCACCGATTTGGAGGTCCGGCAAATCTGATATATCCTGCCCGTAAAGCTCCAGAAGCGCTCTTTCTGCCCTCTCGTCTGTGCGCTCGTAGTATCTCATCCCTGCACCGGAACGAACCCCGTTTGCACCGGCTTCCAGAAGTCCACTCTGCATCATGGAGGCATAATTGTATATAGGAATCATGGTTTGCTCCGGGCTTGCTTGCGTTGTAAATGGTAATGTACTCATAAGAGCTTCTTGAGTTATTAATGTCCAATAAACGCGGGACACGTTTCGTTTACCCGCTGCCTGGGCAGAACTTACATCGGCTTGCTGTCCATAAGTTGCACCCAACAATAATTGATTTAAAAGTCGTTTCTTTGCACGCACATTAGCATTGGCTATTTGTTGCTGAAGCTCTTGTACTGTTATTTCTAATTCCGCACGGCAGGATGCACGTCGTTCGTTTTTGGCCTTCTGCTCCGGGGTCAAACCGCCAACGGGTGCACCCGGTACCGTGAACAGCGCGGTGCTCACGATTGGCTGGATTGCGCCGAGTTGTTGATTTAGTTTAGCAAGCTCGGCTTTCTTGATCTCTGCATATTTTCTAAGCCCATAGTCGTGAAAAAGATCTGCTTGAGTATTTCTTTGCGATTGTTCAATGGAGGCAATATAACTAATTTCCAGTTCTACTGTACCAATGCCCTTACCCGATCCTACATATTTAAGTTCGTGTCTCATTAGGTTTAAATCATAACGTTTCTCTTGGGATAGTACCATTGCCTCAAAGTCGTTTAGATGCCACTCAACTAGATCATCACCTGTCAGACCTCCTTTAGAGACGAGTGGTGTAATTCCCGATTCCGGTGGTGGGTTCAGTGCACCGGCAAGCGCGATTCTCACCTCGTCCTTTGCCTCTTTGTCCCACTTATATCCAACCTTGAGTTGGATTCTGGATGGCTTGTATTTGTCAATGCAGCCGCGTCCCGAACTAACTTGTATTAAATCAATCCATCGAAGCCCGATGCCAGTGGTTTCGTCAAAAACAGCCCGCACGTCATCGGGAATTTCGAGATTTGTCCTTCCCATTGAGGGTCGGATCCCTTGTCGTTGAGCAGGAACCCAAGGGGTAAAGAAATTGGATAAATCTTTTGTGTTGAGCGTAACCTTAAAAGCGATATTGCTGTCAATTTCAGCAGGATTGCCACCTAATTGCTGCCATTCAATTTTGGTGAATATAATTTTGGACGGGCCATCGTGGTCTTGATCCTTCGGTTCATCCTGGTAGGGGAACTCCTCTGGGCGCATTCTAACTGGATACCAAGCTGGACCCTCGGGGGTGTCGTGCTCATACATTTTATAAAATGCAAAGTCAGGTTGTAAGTGGCCTTTCAAGTTAGTAGCCATAGAAAGAGCCCCTTGTTCTTCTTTTATAGAAAACATGTCCGCAAGATCGGTTATGCTACTATATTTAGATTCTATTGCGCCGTTTACTCCATAGGCAGGTGGGTCAATTTCAATTGTTGATACGAGGGGGGCGCGATGATGGATAGATCTTTCCGAACCTTTTACCCTCTTAACGGCAATCAAAGGGGGTCCGACGCGCAGGGCGCTGTTCATGGTCGTGCGTCTAGTGTCTCCCTCCTGTTGATCACGTTTTGCGCCTCTAATAATGTGTAAACAGTTGGCGGCGAGAAAACATTGTGCTAACTGTTCTTCTGTTGCTTGTTCTGACATATGAGTATACTATATATTAAAGAGTTCGCAACACTTGCGAAAGCGGTAGAGGAATTAAAACTTGATCTCCGAGTTTAAGATGTCCTTCAGTGGGTTTGTTATTAAACTTAGCGATTACCCACCATAAACTAGCATCATTATAGTAGGTCACTGCTAATTTATAATATTTATCGCCAGTTGTCCAAGTGTGGCGAACAGAGCGAATAGAAGTAGGGTCAACATTTGGAGTAAATGTCGGAGTTGTAAGCTGCCTTATGAAATTTATCTTTTTACGATGCAATATATCACTATAGTGTTTAGCAGCGTTCACAAAAGAGGTTCTTCCCGGCGTGCGAGGTTTGTATGGCATAGTTTAAATATCCTTGTCTTTAATAATTAGGTATCATTGTTATTATTACAAAAATTATATTATAACTATTGCTGGATCCAGGCAGACCAGTCTCTGCCTTCGGCTACATTGTTAGGATCGTCTGGATCGCCCTCTGAGTGTGGTGAGGCAATGGTGGTTTGTTCACAATATTTAGCTGTACTAATTGGTCCAGTTCCATGGGGCCAGTCTCTATTATTATTTAAACTCCAACCTTTAGACACAGTGGAGCCTCCTCGTGTTGTGCCCCCAAAGCCAAGGGGCTTTGCGGGTTGGTCTGTTGCGGAGCTTCCTAATATCGCATGCATTTCAATTTGTACGTTGATGGATCTTGGATATACTTTTCCCTTTTCGCCGTGGAAAACGTATCCTTGTTCAGATAGAAGCGCACCGGGCTGTTGTCCTTGCATTTGCCAATATGCGTCTTGAACCTCGCCCGCGCCTGCTGGTCCCGCCTCGCCCCGGCTCGTACCTATTGGAGTATTATCATATGTAAAAAAGCCTGCTTCAAAATCCACTTCAAAATTAAATTTAGTTAAATATACATCTGTATCCTGTATTAAATTCCCGAAACTTACAGTCAGCACATCTGGATTAACCCCAAATAAGTTTGGTATTTCTACTTGTCCCGCTCCTGTTCCTACCACTCTGGTGCCCACTTGAACATAATTAAGATACGTTTTTTTTATTAGCTTCGCACAATAAGTCAAATTATGTTTTGATTCGGCAACATTCCGTGCACCTAGTGTAAAAGACATATCTATTTTTCTTTCTGTGCCACTATATGACCAATTAGGGTTAAGTGCGCCCGGATCCCTTTTAAGATTCCATTTTGCTGCATAGGTTTCCGCATAGTCTTTAAGAAAGATATATTTTGCCTCAGCGATAGGTTCGGTGTCTGCCTCGTCTCCAGTAGATATTATTAACGGAGCATAAGAACGATCCCCTATTGACTTGATGGGGCTATATTGATATGTCATTGTCCAAACCCTCCATAATTAGGATAATTGTTTGGAAGATCCTGTTCTGCCGAAGCGACTGCCCTAATTAATACTTCAGCCTCTATAGAAAAATTAATTATTGTCGGATACATTTCTGGGCTGCTTGTAGAGCGCTTACTCGTAATAAGTCCTTTTTCTAAATCTGGTTTGTATACCAAAGTTGATATAAACGCATCTATCCCTTCGCCATATATATCTTGTATGAGATTCATTCCTTTAATGTTTACTCTCGAACCGTTAATCGTGGGGGTGTTTTTATCATTGAGCGCCGAGTACATCATACATAGTAAAAGATTTATACTTTGAGCATTGTATCTTGCCTCGTCTATTGAGGCACTGGCCACAGTAAAGGTAAATGAAATTTTTCTTATGCTATTTTGTATTTCAACGGTTGGTTCGGCAGATCCCCATCCATATTCTTTGCTTAAAGCTGCATCATGAGAATCCGTAAAACTAGTAATATCTGCGGGGAATTTTACAACATGCCCAGTGCCTATATGTGTAAATGATAAAATAGCGCCAAGCTTTTCTGCCATGGCAGGATTGCCAATGCCATTCAGAGAATCAGAATAAATTTCCCTTATTTCTGGTCCTTCTGGGGGTGGGCGAGTATCTGCCATTTTAGCCTGCCCTGCTTCTTATTACATTAACGGGAGGCGCTCCGTTATAATCGTCAACAACCCGCCGAGCGGTTTTTTCATCCAGAACCACCTGTCTTTTAGCTGATGCCATGGCGACAGCATTGGCACCATTGGCATAAGTTTCATTCAAGCTGGCAAATCCAGCTTTAAATTCTGCGATCAATGGGGCGAAAGCATCTTGTGCTGTGCCACTTTTTCTTGCAGGCGGAATCATTGTTTCACCGGGAGATACTGTAGCCATTAATGGCGAACTTGGAGAAACGCCTTGAGGGGCTACTGCCATGCCGCCATCGTGGAAGCTTGCTGCACCGATCCCCCCAGCGCCGCCAATTGCAGCCCCAAGCGCCGCTCCTGGAGGTCCACCTAACATAAAGCCTGCGATGCCTCCTGCGATAGCGCCCCATCCACCGACTTTAGCAGCTTCGCCCTCCTTGAAGCCTCCCTTCTCTAACGATCTATATGCCATATAGCCAGCGCCAGCCGCTCCTGCGCCCAAGCCCAAGCCCAGCGCAAGGCGTCCAGCACCGGTCATCTTCGCAATCCGTCCCCCTGGACCGCCGCCGAGAAGACCAGGAAGCTTGCTCATGTTACCTGCTATGTTATTTGCGAATCTTGCAAGCATACTGCTACTGCTCTTCAGCCACTTGTTCATGCCGCCTGACAAGCGTGATAGGAACGAGAGGTTGTTCGTCTTAAGCCCGTCTAACAAGACTTCTTGCCTGCCACCAAGATCGATACCAAGTTTCTCTAGAGGGCTCTGAATCTTTTTTTCAAGTTTGCCAAGCCATGGGTTTCCTTTGGCATCAAATAAGCCCTTCCACTTCTCCATAGTCTCGTTTGCCATTACCACGCGCAAAGCCTCTGAAGCAGAGCCTGGACCACATGCTTGCCCGCACTTTTCGGCTCTCTTCCCCATAACGGCTTCTTTAAACATCCCCTTTACGCCGCCTGCCTTCCCCGCTGCTGCAAGTCGTTTAGCTGCGGATTTGAGATCGGCTCCCTTGCCCCAAGCCTTTTTTACCCCAATCCCGATAAATCCAGCAGCAGCGGCGGCTTTGAGAGCGTGTCCGAAGCCCGGCGTGGCTAAGGTTTTGTTGAGTAGCCTAAGCATGTCTTTAAGCGGTTCAATTGCCCACTGAAGGGAGGCACCCATCTCTGCCACTAAAATCTTCAGATCTGCCATAACATCCCTGCCTCTACCCATTAACTCTTCATATTCCTTTGCGCTCATATTGTTTCTTGTCAGCGCTTGTTCAAGTTCGCTTGCTTCTTTTTTCTGGAGTACCATGCGCTGTGTTTGTTCAACAGTTAGTCCCACGGCATTTGCAATTGCCTTTCGCTGGTAATAGTCCATGTTTTCCCAGCCCCCTGTGGCTTCGTTAATAGCATCGGCAAACAAATTCATTCTTTCAGCAGGATCTGTCGTTTCAAGAATAGACATCGTATCAATAAATTGTCCTCGGAGGACAGCATTAAGATTTCCAGCAGCCGTGGCAGCGGCATCAAATGTATCAAATTTCTCTGCTATGCCGACAATTGCGTCCATCCCCATGCCCGTTCTTCTTGAAGCTTCATAGAGGTTGTCAAGGACTTGTGCAGTGGCGGCTCCGTGTACGGCAATTTGTGGCAATATTGTTGCTGTCTCTTTCATTACCTTGTTTAGATCATCACCAAAAGCATTAGCGGTTGCCATAATAGAGTCAGAGAGAGCTTGAGCCCTCTCATGAGTTATTCCCATAACCCTTGTGCCTGTTTCTAAAATTTTAACTGCATCTGATGTGGCGACACCAAATTTTGCCATTTGAGCAACATTCTCGGCTAGTGCCACTTGTGTGTCTTCGTTTACAAACAGAAAGTCGGTAAACTCTCCATGAAGCGCTGCGAGAGCAGCACCAGATTCGTCTGCTGTTACTCCAAATAAGCGATTTTGTTTTTCTATGCGCCTGATGGCTTCGGTATATGTGTTACCTGTACCGGTTGCGGCAGCAAAGGCTGATGTTGCCGAATCCACCTGCTTTGTAAGCATAGCGGTGCTTTCAAACATCTTTCTGGTAATAGAAATACCAATATTGAACGTATCCAAAGTCTCTAACGTGGACTTTGCTACTTGTCCCATTGCCGTTTTAAGATCGCCGGAAGTCTTGATCGCGTTGCCAAACGATTCTATAAATGTTGCGTTTGTGGCTTTGCGAACTCCTGTCAGTCTTGTAATAAATAATTCGGTCTGATAGTCAAGCCCTTGGAGCGCGACTTTGGCATCGGCTGAGCCCCTTGTAATTATCTGATATTGCTTTTCTAGACCATCAAGGTGTGCTGTTAAAGTCGCTGTGTTGCTGGATGCGGCGGTGAGGTGGGTTGAGAAGTCCTCCAGGTAGTCAATAAAGCCTTCCATTTCTGGAACGTCTTTTATGTTTTCAAGGAGTTTTACGGCTTGCTGCGCTAATTCTGGGGCACCCTTGCCCGGTTTCTTTGGATCTTTTGGATCAGCCATATTTTAATCGCCTCCTATTTAAATGGCCAAACGATTCCGGTTTCACTTTCGAAACTTCGTATGGCTCTATCTAGTGCAACTTTATTATTAGTTACTTGGGGATTATTTAGCCCATGTTTGTTTACTGCTTCAAGGTACCTTTTTTCTGAGCCAAGCGCTCTTGAAAAAGAATCAACTTGGCTTCTGCTGCCAACGACTTCTACTGGCATGGAAGTTCCGCCAAACATTGCGCCCATTATTCCTTTTATATTGGCACCAAACATTGAAAGCCAACTTTCGTTAATAGAGTCACCAATGGTTAAGTCAATCTTAATTGGAATTAAATCATTTGTATCATTCATGGGGATCCTTCCTTACACTACTGTCTTTTTTAATTAGTTCCATAAAAAAAGAAAATTGGGCGTTAACCCAATTTTCTCTATTTGTATTACATTAGCGACGATTTTTCGCTTTATTCGCTTGTTTTTTATGTGCTTCGTTTTGATCCTCAAAGTGTTTTGAGAGTCTATTAACAAACCATCTTCTTAAGCCAATGGGGAGATTGTATGCTTCAATAAAGCTCCATCCACCATGAAACTTTAAATAGAAGAACTGCTCATATACGTTCTCCATATATTCATCATTTAGGCCAAAAAAAGTCCGCTGTAAGCGGAACCTCCATTTCCGACTCATATCCACAGTGCACACAGGAAAAAAGCTGTGACATGTCTACATTGGGAGTCGAGCCCTGGACGCATGCGCGTAAAAATCGTGAATCTAATGCTGGCATATTATCAATAAATGTACCGATTTCGGATCCAGACGTAACGCCACTAACAGATACCACAACCCTCTTAAGAAGATCGGTGGAAACGGAATCGGGTAAATTAAGTTTTGCTTTTCTAGATGCCGACTCGGTAAGATACTTTTCATCATGCCCGTTTAATAGTCGATATACAACTTCGTATTGTGTTTTCGGCAATGTAACCTCAAATAAACCGTCTGTGGTCGCCTTAATTTCTTCAACCTCACCAGAAAGCGCTTTGCCCAAATGTCCCTCAAAATCGGCAAGATTAAAGTCGCAAGTAGAAGCGACATTACAATTTGGACAAGTTATGCTTGTTTCGTAGCTCTCGCCATAACCAGAAATTCTCGCGGCGAGAATAACCGCGTTTTTATCTCCAAGTAGAAGATCATCAATTTTTATCTGATTGTCAACAACAAGATTTTGTAGCATTCTATCAATTGCTAAGCCCTTTCTTAAAAGCGCTTTTGATGTAAGAATATCTTCATCTCTTGCGGTCATGTACCTAATTTCTATAGTTTCCTGATTATGGAGGGGATGATCGGAGGGATATAGTTTTCCCTCTGATGGAAGTTCTACAAATTCTGTGGGGGATACATAGGAAAGAGTAGTGGGTGCCGATGCTGCGGTGGCTTGCACGGCTGCGGTGACATCTTCAGCGGCATCAGGTTGGGGAGGAAGCCCCGTCCGCTCAGGGTTATTTCGTGACATTTACACCTCTATGTTTGTTATGTCTTTATACATTATAATACATATAACGTGTTTTTAAAGTATTTTAATAAATTTATTTTACTTTGACAGGATTTAAAGTGCTTTCCCTACGACGGCACTGGACTCGCTGGGTTCATTCCAGTGTACGTCGCCCAATCAAAACGAAGCGTGACCGAAATTTCTACCATTTCATCTGAATCATATGAATGAGCGCCAAAATTTACTTCTGTGATAAATGGGTTTATAAGCTCCCATTCCCCTTGAATGCCCGAGGCGCTGGGATCTGGACCATCTGCATTGGCTGATCCAATTTCTCTAATTTTGACAGAGGAAAGCGCATTGGTGGCAGATGCCTTTGTAATAGTCGTCGCAGTAACACTGGCCAGGGTGCCTGCGGTCGGATCTGCAATGCCTATGTCGTGGAGATAACCATAAAGCTTGTCTGCTGCACCAGGAGTAACGGCGTCAACCAAAGTCAATGTAACAGTGTTCCATGTTAACCTACCTGGATAATAAAACGTGTGATTGAAGAACTGGTGTGATTGTTCACCAATGGTATAGCTTGGACGATCTATTCCTTTAGCAGAAAAATTAAGTTGCATATCGCCTAAGTCGAAGTCAACCAAAAATCTAAATTGTCTTTTCGGTTCAAAAGATCTATCTCCCCAAAAACTTGGACTTGCCATTTATTTGTTTCTCCTGTTCATGTAATATATAGTTTCTTTAGTATTAATCATCGAAAGAAGCTCCTGTATTTGTTATAACAAAGTCAAGTGCAATAAATTCAATTGCGCGAGCGGGCTTTAAGAAGATCTTGGCATACAAAACGTTTCTATCAATTAGTTCAGGAGTTGTTGTGCTGCTATCAAGGACAACCTTGAAATCTGTTAGTCCCAATCTTGACTGGACGCTTCGCAGGAAAGGATTGGCTTTGTTTAGGAATCTATCCCAAGTTGCTTGCACATTTTGGTCAAACAAAATCGTAGCTGCCATTCTTGAAATTTCTTTCTTAACATAAATCATTAAGCGGCGTACATTGACTCTATCAAGTGCCGAAGGGGTTACCTGCAATGTCTTTTGACCAAAGATTACAATACCCTCTGCCGGGAATGTGGCAATTGGATTAATATTCGCCTCGTAAAGATCGTCACGATCCTTAGAAGTTAATCTTTGTCGAGTTTGAAGTACTGGCAGTCCTGCGGATCCTTCGGTTAAGCCACCGCGAGTAAAGCCTGCGGGTGCAAACCAAAGTTCGCTGTTCCTTTGTGCGCTTGAGAAGGTTCCCAAGGCAACAATAGAGGGGGGAGCCCAAAGAAGACTGTTGCTATAGTTATCAAGAATCTGAACCCATGGATAATATACACATCCATAACTTGAATTAATTTTTCTATTCTTTAGATTCGTGACCGCAGTTGAGACGCTTCCGATTCGGTCGGCAATAGATTGTGTATTTTCTGTGTCTGCCTTATATCCTGAATCAATATCGACAACAGCAAGTGCGTCTCCGCGATTTTCACAGACCTTAATTGCGTGTGCGGTTAGAGGTTCATACCAAATACCAGGAAGTGACATTAAGTTATATTCTGCAACTTCTGGATCTGCAACCGTATCTACTGCTCTTCTAATTGAGTAATAGGCATAATTGCTGGTATCTGTGGCATCCGTCATTCCAGAGTTTCTGAATGGCTCTTTTTCTGAGATATCGAGCCCGTCGTATCCTCCGACAACCGGCACCGTAAAACGGTTATAACCATCATCAAGAATCTGCTGATATGTTCCGCTCACTGCTGTGATGGAGTGGCCACTTATCCGGGAGCCGGAAGCCCAAACAGCCACGCCTCCATCTTGACCTGGACCCACTGAAGAGCTTAGATCATCGAGGCTAAAGAGATAGGAGTATTCATTGCCGTCCGCCTTGGTAAACGTAGATACCGAATAAGGTAGCGGTCTTACTATATCCATGTAGCTTTGCTCGAATTCATTATTAGATGCCTGTGTGGTATCAATGCCGAAATATGCGTCCTTTGGACTAGAAATGCCGCCATCAGATGCGCTCGCCCTCAGAGGAATTGTTGGGTATTTGGCCAAGCAACTGAATGGGTTCGTGATACCTACAGATAAGAAGTTTGAACCAGAATGTGGGTTGGTGATATTGCTGCCACCTCTGACCCAAGTATTACCAGAACCTGTCACAAAGTCCGTGCTGGTGGAATCGGGACCGAAGTTTGTGAGTAGCTTCCGTGAGGCACTAACAAAAACCCAGTCTGAAAACTTAAGAGGACCATACGAACCAAACGGCAAGGATGCGGCATCGGTAACAGCGGTTTCAACATCTTCATTCATTTCCACACGAACATATATTGATGCATTGGGATAGTCGCCAAAAGTGCGATGTCTTCTTTCAACATCGTCCCATGTAATATATTGATTGCCAACAACTCTAGAAATATATTTAGAAGAGTTTGGATTCAAATTAACAGAACTAAATCTTTCGAGAACAACAGGGGCATTATCGCTATCTGTTGCGTCTCTAATTTCTACACTAAAGGAGCCGTAAGGATCGTAATCATTAGAAGTAGACTTAATATCTACAATAGAAACTTTGAGGAGCTTACTTTCGCGCTCTCCGGTATCTAATGTATGGAACTTAAATAGAGCCTTTATACGATTTGTATCTGTTATATCGAAGCTTGTGTAGCTTGACTGAAGATCCTGTGAAATAATCCAAGGGGTCTGTCCCGCCTGGAATCCGTATTTAAAGTTAGATGAGCCAAGAGTACCACTATCGAGCCCCAGGACCGCCGCAAAAGCGTTCCCTGTGGAGGTGCTAGTAACATACGTGGTGAGATGTCGTTCATATGTTTGTCCAAGCCAATAGGTTTTTTGTTGATCCGATCTTGTAATTGCTGTATTGGTTAAAGTCGGATTCGTGTTGAAAACCTTTCGAATATACTTTGCAGAGGAGGGGCTAAAATTAAAATTAGTTTCATGTACAACAGTACCACCGGAATTTCTAATAACCGCTCTCCACTCATTTGCAGTGGCACCAGCCGAGTTGGGCTCAATAGACAAACCATTGACACCACCACCCGAATCAAGAGATCTGATCAAAACCGCACTGCCTGTTCCTTGTTTGGGATCACTGGCCATACCGGCTTCGCCGCTTCCCCTGGCGGATCCTGATTGGGTGTGCCCGCTTGACGAAGCGAAGGTGCGAAATGTACCAGAAAGTTCGATACAGCCTTCGTTTAGATACCAGACTGCTGCTAGAGCGCCTGTAACGCCTGCCGAGGAGTATTGAGTAGTGTTAGGAGCAGCCGCGCCCGATGTTGGCGCAGAAGCGGAAGGAAAAACAAACAGTCCATATGCACCACCATTGGCGGCAATTCCTTTGGTGTTTAGAGTGGCATCAGTTTCCCAGCCAGCGCGACCAGCGCCACCGCCTTGTCCTGCGGATACTCTTGAATCTTGTGCCCCCAAGAGGCGCACCATTGTTAGAGCATTGCTGTTTCTCAAATAAGCTTGTGCTGCAAACCCAGCGTAAGTGGGAGCGGTATAGTTGCCATCTCGCCAAATATCGCCGCCCTCGCCACCGGCTAAGGGGTTTCCAAAAATCTCAACATATTCAGAAAATGACCCAACTTTGACGGGGCGCATTGCTGGACCTTTTTCTGTTCGTCCGATGAGGACTGGCCCCATGTCCGCAGCAACCCGAGGTAATTGAGAATTGTCGATCTCATTTATAAAAATACCGGGTGAAATAAATTTGAAAGATTTAACTGGCATTACGAAGTGTCTCCTTACAGCGCTTCAACATAAATTATTAAGAATAGTATATATTCGTATTATCGTAAGTAAATAGTTAAATAAATGGTGAAAGACCCAAATAACTCAAAAACTAATCTTTGTAAAATGGAACATTTCCACTAATATGTACATTCTCTGGGATGTCACCAAGGATTACATGTTCCCTGCCCATTTTAACTTCGACGGCATTTTCTCTTCTAACAATTTTGGGACGTTCTTCGTTTTTATTGCCCCCTATTATATACCCAATTACGTTAAATGTAATTTCTGTTTGGTATCCCCTTGCATCCTCCATTAGTGAGGCGGCATTGTTCGTTAAGGTATAATTAGGTTCAACAAAAACCTCAAACGTATGACCATCCTGACTAATATTAAAATAGTTTATTCCACCGGGTCTGGTTATAAATGATGTGATAATCTCATTTACTTGTTGTTGATATTCTGTTTGGAGTAACAGCTTATAATTTATTTCCAAGTAAATGGGAACTGGCATCGTGATAGTTTCATAGACTATCTTTGTATTCGGTTTGGGAAAATTGCTTTGCTGTGTTGATACTGGTTGAGATCGGCTCAGCAATATTCTCTTGGCATCGGCATTCGCAAAATTAGCAGTTTTATCTTGTTTAATCACCCTTGCGACAGTCATACTACCACCCTTGTTGTCCGATCTGTTTGGCAAAGATGCATAAAATGCCCCTCTTTTAGTTACATCTTTAGCAATAGAAATCCGCTCAAGAGACATCATGGGATAAATTAGGAATCCATTTATATCTCGTAGATCTTTATTGTGCTTAATTTGATACGCTCTTTCTGCACCTGTCCAAATAAATGGCACCTTTTTCCAGCCCTTGTTGGTACTGCAAAAAGGATTAATATTTTCGTTAATATGTTTAAAAAGGGCACGATCAATAGTCTCTATAGTAGAGGGCATAAAAGAAATTTCTTGCAAAGGTGCAAGCTCGGTTCTTCTTGGGTGCTTTCTTGGATCATCAAGTGGCATCGAATAGTCCCTCTCGCGAATATGTACAAGTGGCTATGACTTCAAATTTGTGATCAATTTGTCCAAATAATTGTCTTGCCCATGCAACAGTTGTGATCTCGTAAAAATAATCGCCATACAATACAAAATCACCTTCTCTAACATATAGATCTTGATCATCAGTTAGCCTTCTTTTGTGGAAATAAATTGTAATCGTGTTTGATTTGTCAACTCCAACGTGTTCATCGGTTTTTGTTTCCGTGCTTTGGTAATCAACAAGTGCATACACTCTTATCGGTGGGAGAAATGATTTCTCTATAGCCTCACCATATAGATCGTTATAGTTTGTGGTAGTTTGATCTATCGGATAATATACAACCTGTTGTCCAATAACTCGCTCAATAAGCTCGTCGTTTACTTGTTTTACTAAGTTTCTTTCTTTTTCTCCAAAAAACAATGGAGGAGGAGGATTCTTAGGCTGTGACCATTTATTGTTTGCCATCTATCTCCTTCTACCCAACAAAAATGCCTGCTGGGATAATCTGATTGACTCGACTAGCAGACTCAACAATGGTCGCGTCAGATTCAACCAGAGATTGATAAGTGAGTTCGTCAAGTACTTCTCTTAGCTCCGTTCTTAATTTATCTTGATCTTCTCGGGCTTCAGTGATTAATGCTGGTCCATTTAATGTCACCGATTCTCCTGGTATGGGGACGGTGGCAAATTTGGAGCGAACTTGTCCCAATGTTTCTTTTGAAAGAGCTAAGGTAAATCTTCTAATCCATTGTTTTCCAATTGAATTAATATTTTCATATGGAATATTGGCAAATGGTAGCGTATTCATATTGTTAACGCCCTCAGTTCCAATTGTTCTGTCATAGGTTTGTGACCACGCATCGTCTTCAACTCTAAAATTAACCCAATAATAAGCTGGTCCCGACGAGACTGAGTTTGGAAATATTCTTAGTTTATTGTTTTTAATTTCATAAGAATAATGTGAATTTCTTGTATATATGGCATCTTCAAATTGCATTGCTTGCGCTTTGTTTTGCCAAACTGGTATTATTTGAAACGTTGAATCATCTGCATATTGTCCATAGTTTGCCAAATTACCAACAGTATTCAAGCCGCCATAATACCCGAAAAATCTCCACATTGCACTTGGGGTCTTATAATATACTTTATCAATAATAACTTTTTTATTTCCGATGTTTGCATATGGCACTGGATCCCCCGTCGCAGCGTCTTCATTATCTGATGAAGCACTAGAAATTATTTGTTGTAAATCATAATCTTGCCGACCGGCAGTTGAAGCAAAAGAAGCAGAATAAATTGTAGTTGAGCCGCCGATGCCAGCCTGGACCGAGACGGCATCCGAAACTCGCTCTGAATATTGAAGAGTAAACTTTGGATATTTTAGGGAAATCTGATCGCCCTTGAGACTTGAGGAAAGTTCCCCTGATTTGAATTCCCCGTCATGATTAAATGTTCCGGTTGAATTTCCTAAAAGATTTGATAATACATTTTTTGATTGATGCAAATTAACAATATAAGAATATTCTAAACATGCTTCTTCATATCCTGCATAAACACTTCCCGTAGTGAGTTCAATATCAAGAATATCTCCACCGAGTTTTTGGTAAGTGTATGCAACCTGATCAACTGCGCCAGATACAAAATCAGCAGAGGCAGTATAAACACCAATTGGACAATGTGTGGCCACTTGAGAAGTGGTCGGATCATTTCCGGTATGATTAAGATGTGTCGAACCAGATGCTGGGAGCACAACTGCACTAAAAGAGCTAGCTGGTGAAAGTTTGGGGATCGCCATTACATATAAACCTCCTCAACTTAAATAGTTGAACGATAAAAGAAAACCCTCGCCATTTACATGACGAGGGAATTCTTTTTGCGCTATTGTTTATTTTGCTCTATTAAACGAGGTCAACAACAATAACTAGTCCATACATATCAGGACGAACCATCTTCTTACCGTAGCGCGTCATGACTCCCTTGCGGGGCACGAAGTCTTCGGTTCCGAAGATAGTAGGCGTGACTTGTAAGAACCACCCTTGCGTCCGACGAGAACGACGTTACGCGGGAAGTAGGGATCTACATAGACATCCCATTTCTTGGAAAGTGCGCCAGTCTTGACAGCACCAACAGTACCTCTGTCTGCATCACCAGTGACTTGAGCACGGAATCCAGCAGTGAACTCAAGAACGTTGGCAACTTCAGGTCCGACGACGATGAAGTTAGCCCCTCCTCTTAAGGTCTTGCGATGAATCTGTGCGGACACATCATTGATTGTCTCAACAAGAGTCTCATACCACTCAGAAACAGTACCAGTAAAGTCTGGAGTTGCTGTAGTAGCACCTTGCTCCTGACCGGTGAGCCTGTTTACAAAGCGACCAGCCGCACGCGACCAGTAGTATGTACCAGCAGTAGCACCGACAACCAAGTCGTTAAGAATCTCACGATCAATCTCAAGAGCAATTTGCTCAGAGAGAATCGACGTAAGCTCAACTTCTGCATCCAAATTGTGATAGGCGTTAAGATCCTGTCCCAATTCAGGTGTCCACTTGGCTTTGAGCTTCTTGGTCATCGCTGTAATGCTTACAGAGTCAACCTTGATGTCAATCTCGGGAATGACACCAGCCGTCTGACCGACGGAGGCTGCTGCCTGCTCAGCACCCCAAAGCTGCTTACCGATAACAGAGCCAATAACACCACCTGCACCGAAGTCATCTGTCGCTGCAAATTCGTAGTCCAGGTCATCCGTATTGACAGCATATGACGCGGACAATGCTGCAATTGTTCGAGTATCAGATGCTACGAAAACCAAAAGGTGAGTTTTTGCGTCACCGGGCTTCCACACGCCACTGTTGGCATTAGATCCTGACCACTGGGTCAGACGACGAACCTGTTCGGGCTGGTATGATGCTGAAATACTGATAAAATCATCGGTATTTAACTGATCAAGACTCGTGAGAGCGACCCTCTGAATAAGCACGTTGGTTGTTCCAGAAGTGAAGTCTGGGTCGTACCGACAAAGCCTATCGAAGAGTCCACCCGCCATAGCCACGCCTGCAAGTGAGGTACCATTGTCTGGAGCCCAGGCACGACCTTCGCCCACCTTGGATCCACCGCCCCCGAACGTTCCAGAAGCAACGTTTTGGACTGCAATGTCCGTTGCTGATCCTGTTGGTGAAGAATAACCTTGATTCAAGTTATAAAAGCTATCTTCTGCGTTCTCGCCGGAAAGCGAAACACCACCAGTAATTTCAGCACCAACCTTGCCGCCACCATACAAAGATTCACCAGATTCGTATCCTAGACGATTACCAGTATCGCTAGATACAGTGAAATCAAGGAAGAAAATGAGTCCAGTTGGTAAGCTCATTGGTTGTACGCTAACGATATCGTTAGCGACTAGCCCACCGAATACACGGCGGACAATTGGAAATGCGACGGCAGCGAAGCCTTCAACATCGCCAGAAGCCATAGCAGAAGTTTCACGAAGAAGCTCCTTGGCTTGGTTTTCAAGAAGACGAGCCATGCTGTTCTTCTTGCGGTCATTATCAATACCCTCTAAAAGTCCAGTGCGCTCCCACTTGTTTAAGAGTGCAGTACCTTCCTTTGAAAGATTCCTATCGACAATGCCTTCAGTTAGTTTGTTTAAAACGGACATTATTTATTACCTCCTTTAATGCCTGCTAATGCCTTCATCCGATCAAAATACGGATTTTGGGCATGAACTTCCCTTCTTCGGGGAAGTGTTGGCGACGGTCTTTCAACTGCTTCACGAAGTGATTGTGGAGATTTTATGTTTCTAATATCTCCCACTGCGTTTTGAAGAGTTTCATAAATAACCTTCGCTTCTTCAACTGAATCGGCGTTTGAAATAGACTCGACAATTCTTTTCTTTTGTCGCTCATTCAAGGAGGTGCTATTTAAAACACGATTAGTATAAAGTAAACGAGCGTTGGAAAGATTAACTTCTTCCAATCGCTCCTTAAGATGTAAAACTGTTTTGTGGAGATTTGACTTCGCTTTGCGAAGAGCGTTCAATTGCTCCGTATATGTATTAAGCTCTTTTCTGGCTTTTTCGAGTGCCTCATGTTCTTCGGCAAGCTCATCGTCTTTTAGGGATGCAAGTTGTGCTTTTTGTCCCTCAAGGTTTCTTGCTGTGGGTGTTGCTCGACCGCCTGGACCTTGATCGGGGGCAGAAACATCTACTCTCAACTCTTCGGCTAGGGCATCAAGTATGGCTTGATCAAGCTCGATCTCTTCGTCAATTTCCCCTTGCTCGGTCCCTTCCTCGATCTCTTCTTCAAGATCTTCTGCGAGTTCTTCGTGAGTTTCTTCAGCAACTGTGGATCCTTCTTCATCCAGAGCGCGTTCTAAAGCTTCAAGATCTAAACGTACCATAATTGGCTCATCACCTTCTTCAACGGCATAGGGAACGTCTTTTGAAACAGGGCTTTCCTCTTGGGGCTCTTCCTCAAATTCGTCTTCATGTTCTAAAAGTGACTCAACTGCCACCTTGACTTCAGATGAATATTTTTCAATAATCGTCGCTTCAGCATTTTTAATTGCTGCTTCTTTTAGCGCTTCGGCATCAACTATCGCTTGTTCAAGCAACGTAGACATATATACACTCCATTAAAGACATTTAGTCACAAATAAATAGTGTCTTAAAACTGAAAATGACCGATTATCTTTATTCACTTCATCGTCTTATTTGTAGATTCCTGCCCCTATAATATCGCACGCAATTGATTTCAAGGCGTTTGTGCCAATATTGTCAGCACGGACGGCTGCTCCAAGATTCCAAGATGTGCCATTAGTGGTAGCCCAAATTCTGCCGCTTTGGCCTACAGCAATGGCAGTTACATGATCTGTTGCAATTGCGTTCATTGTGGTACCTTCGAGTCCAGCAATATTGCCCCAATTCTCTTCGTCCTCGTCAATAGCGACATTGGTTTGACTTTTGCCCATTCCAGATTGTCCGACTATAATCCATCTATTTACACTCCCTTTCATATACACCATCCCAGCGATGTTATTAGCTGTTCCAGTCCTTGAACTTTGATCTACCCAAAGATCTCCGTCGTTATCGCTATACCAAGCATCGCCAGCGGTGCCCCCTGCCATCCACCGACCCGATCCATCGTAGGCAATTGCTTTAAAAATCACGGTGCCGTAGCTGCCATCATAGGATCCTGTGAAGATCCGACTCCAGTTTGCTCCATTGTCAGTAGATCTCCATATAGATTTACCATGTCCTGCCATCCATGTATTGCCAGTACCCTTATAACACATAACCTCTCCTTCATCGTTTTCATCGTTGCTTTCTGCTAGCCGAGTCCAGGAGGCTCCATAATTAGTTGATCTCCAAAACGACTGATAGTCGCCACTAACATTTTTTTCTTTTGTAGCACCCATCCAGACATCATTTCCATATGCAAGACCCTGGCGACCCTGAAATCCGTCATCCATAACGGGTGCTGATGCTGAAGTCCAATTGCTCGCTGTTGCATAGTATGGTATGCCAGCGGCATCGAGTACAGATGAGGAATTTATATAACATATTCCGCCAAGGCTACCGTTTGATTGGGCAAGACCACATATCCAACGTGGGGGATCCTCGACATCCTCCCCACTATTGCCATAAGCAACACTGACAACATCTCCATTCCCAAGATCTATAATAGCTCCGTTTGTACCCTTACCATCTCCCCAGCCGGTGAGTCCATTTGAGGCGGTTGTAGTAAACAGTCTGCCTGTGTTGGCACCCCCCATCCATCTTGTAGCAACACCATTCGCAGGATAGGTCGCGGTGCCAATCTTTACAATATCAGCCTTGGCAACACCATCAATAAATGCAATATCTCCGGTATCAACACCATCTATTTTAACTGCATCAGCCACTATAGTTCAATCCAGGTGTTATCGGGGTTGAAGTATATGAGATTTGCCACGGGCGTACCATAGCCGATAACTCTTACAGTGTCCCCTGCTGCTGAAGGGGCTATAAAATCAATGTGCCCGGCGTCTTCCGAGATGTAACATGGCTGACCTATAACATGGTGATCGCTCACAGATGCTGTTGCACAATGGAAATATCCTTGTAGAAGTATGCCGTCAGAGACAGCGCCGCCGAGGGCTATTCCGAGAAGGGCGCTGCTGCTTATTACCAGATCTGCATCGGCAAGACACCAATCACCATCGTCCTGCATGCAATATAGGTAGCCAGCGACCAGCGCGTTGGCTCCAAGAGGGCTTTCTGTTCCAAATGCTACAACTTCGCCACCGCCTGTACTAATTTTTAAGGAAGTCGGATTGTGATGAACGTTCATTCCTAGGCTGGCAGAAACGGGTACCCCGACGCCGACAGATCTGAGAATGTCTACATCCCCGGCGACCGTAACACCAAAATTGCTTGACTGAAGCTGGAAGCTGTTTGCGCCGTTATTCGCTGAAGCCGATATGTTTCCATCGACAACAAATGCTAAATTAGCGGCGGGACCACCGGAGGCATCGACGGTTTGCATTGTTAACTGACCATTTGCACCCACAGCAAGGAAAGAATAATCAGCTTGATTTGCATCAGACTTCATCACGATGTCTGCGCTGGTTCCACCGTCTTCAGTAACTAAGACGATGCCATAGTTCTCAGTTGCATCAGTAACCTTGAGGTCTAAGCCAATATTGATATTACTACCCGCAGTGCTTGCAGAATCAACGTCAAGATCGATGCCCGTCATTACCACGGTGGAACCGGCATGGTTGGTGGCAGCATCTGCCATATTGACTTGTACCCCAGTATAGGCAGAGGTTACTGTATCGGCAGTTACACCATCTTTATCAAAATCATATGAGATACCTATTGGTCCAACGGCTGTAGTTGCTGCATCGTTGTGATCAATCGCAATTACTTTTCCTGTAGTCAAACTATCATCGGCAGTGATATTAAGGACATTGGCTGTTGTAAGTGAGCTAGCAACAATATCAACAGCATTGTTGGTATCTTCTGCATGGGTGATCGAAAGAGTGGGCTTGGCTTGAGCGCTGTCGCCCTCTATATCTAAGACTGCATCAGGGACTGCGGCACTAACTCCGATACCGACAGCATCAGAGGTGGCATCAACAAAAAGGAGTTGGGCATCATTATCGCCCGCGACTCTAAGATCGACACTATCGTCGCCATAATTTACAACGAATTGCTTCGCGGAAGAATCTAATCTGAAGGATTCATAGGCTGTACCTCCTGTTTTACCCCGGAAAATCATGTCCCTGTCGTTAAGCATGACTCGGTAGTTCAAAGCACCGCCTGAACCCATGTCGAGCGTGTGTACCTGAGTTCCGCCCTGTGAATAAATCAAGTAACCGAGGCCACTGGTGGGTGAAGCTATCTCTAATTCCGGTGCGGTACCCTTAACCTGGAGGTTTCCAGATATGATATTTGTAGCACTTGAGGTGAGATGCAGGGAGCCGGAAATATTGTGAAGATCGGTAATATGATTACCAATATTTGCATTTCCGCTTAGGATTAGATTACCGGAAACTTCACAGTTTCCGCTGGTTCTCAAGCTAGTACCGTATATATCTTCCGAAGAGGATAAGGGCGTATTTAATAATTTAAGTTGCGATGCCTGGATCTGGAAGGGGTTTGCCCCATGATTAGCAGAAGCAGATATGTTTCCATCAACTTCAAATAATAAATTAGCAGCAGAAGCGGCATCCTCTACGGTCCTAATTGTTGTTGCTCCTGCTGTACCGACTGTAATCGAGAAGTGATCATCTTCATCAGCAGAACTAGCAATTACAAAATCTGCATTGGCCTGGTCAATAACTGTGTGATCTGTAGTAACAATTTTTACACCTAGATTTTTATCAGCACTTACAGCGCGGACAGATATGCCCTCTGTATTAGACGTTCCGTTGCTGTGTCCGGTTGCGGTAAATTCGCCACCAATAACTGTGGTTGTTCCTGCATCGGCAGCATGAGTCAAGGTTGGTGTGACCTGAACACCTATCATTTGGTTCACGCCGTTAGTTGCCGTGGCATGTGGAAGCTCCGGTCTTGTCAAAATCAAGAATTAAGCCGGTTACGGATGCTGCACTTGTGTTAGTATAGCCCTTGCTTATTACCATCCCTGTTTTCCCACCACTAGAGGAAACAGCTAGGGCTGTGGCACCGAGAGCCGATGCGTGGGTCTGTTTTATTTCAACAACATGGTGATCGCCTGTGTTTGAAGAATTATCCTCGATATGTAATCCAACGCCAGTTGTTAGTGCGTCAGCGGAAATTTCCAATACCTTTGCGGTTGTAACTGCATCGGCAGTAATATCAACAACATTTACGGTTGTGTTAACTGCATTAATATCAAGCGCTATCTGGTCGTCTTCATTGTTGTTTAATTGGACAAGCGTAGTGTTGAAGTTGGCATGATTGGCATTTGTAACCTCAAGTGTTGCGGAGGGTCCATCTGTATCATCGCCAATGCTTACGCGGTTGGCACCGCCGTCAACAAAAAGCATATGAGTTTCGCCATCGGATTCAACACGGAAGTTGCAATCGACACCAGCATCGTTAACAGCTACTTCGCATGTGCTAGCGACCGAGGCGTCCTCGCCACCTATTGAGAAGAGATTTGCTGATGCAGCCGTGCCTGCTGTGCCTCCAGCAAAAACATTAAATGTAAGTTTGCCGCCTTCGTCGCCGTTGACAACATCAGAGGCAATTGCGTCGATGGATACATAGTCTGTCGGGTTATTAGCAGCATCAACTCCATGGAATTTAATAGCACCCAAAGACATGTCATCTGCCGAGGAGCCGGTGCTATGAAAAGTAAGTATAGGCGGTTTGTCTGTTGCGGCATTGTCGTTTTTTAATTCGAGAAGAGCGTCTGTTTCTGCTGCTGTGGACTCAATCAATAATATTGGGTCGCCTGCACCGCCAATGGCATCATTTTTAAGATGAACCATTTGGACACCGGTTGCTGCTGTGTTGTCATTGATAACGCTTAGCAGAGTTCTGTTTCCAGTATCGCTGGAGTTTGATTGTAGATGAAGTAGTCCGCCTGTTGTGAGAGCACTTCCTGTTACTTCTATCACATTGCTTGTAGTATTTGAGGCTTTAACCTCAACCGCTTTAACGGTTGTGTTTGCGGCAGTGATATCGAGAACGAACTGATCAACATCATTATTATTAAGCTGCACAAGGGGAACATTATAAGCACCAGCAGATGCATGGTTTGTGATTTCCAAGGTGGCTGCGGGAGAGTCTACGGAATCACCGATGCTTACTCTATTGGTTGACCCCTCAACAAAAATCATGTGAGTCTCGTCTACTGCCTCTACTCTGAAATCGACATCTAGTCCGCCCTCGTTGAACACCGCTTCGTCGCCAGCAACAGCTTCAATTATGATTTTACCGTCTGCATCCAATGTTAAATTGGCAACAGCGGCGTCGGAATCGACTGTTGCAATCGTTGTTACACCACTTGCTCCCACTGCAATATAACAAAGGTCTTCCTCGTCAGCAGAACTAGCAATTATAATATCTGCGTTGTCAGCGGCGGGTGGGTCCACGTCTGTGGTGAAGATCTTTACACCCACATTTTTATCAGCACTTACAGCGCGGACAGATATGCCCTCTGTATTAGACGTTCCGTTGGTGTGTCCGGTGGCTGTAATTTCTGCACCAATGACTGTGGTTGTTCCTGCATCGGCAGCATGAGTCAAGGTTGGTGTGACCTGAACACCTATCATTTGGTTCACGCCGTTAGTTGCCGTGGCATGTAACACCATGCCTGTTTTCCCGCCACTAGAGGTGACTGCTAATGCGGTAGCACCCACGGCTGAAGCGTGGGTCTGATGTATTTCAACAACATGGTGATCACCAGTGTTTGAAGAATTGTCCTCAATCTGTAATCCAATGCCGGTTGTCAAAGCATCGGCACTAATATTAACCACCTTTGCAGTTGTAACAGCGTCTGCTATAATCTCGACAGCATCATTGGTATCTTCCAAGTGCGTAATCGAAAGAGTGGGCTTTGCTTGACTGTCGTTACCCACAGCCTGGAAGACTCCTGCCCTAAATGTACTAAGATCGGGAAACGGAACATCATAAGCAGTTTTGTCAGGACCATGCGATCCCACTTTTCCTATGACAAAGCTTCCAGAAGATTGATCCCAAATTAAAGCTTGGTTAAGGTTCCCAATAAGACCAAAAATAAACCCACGGTCACCTACGCCGCCTGTAACTGTCGATGCATGGGCTCCAGACCCAAATGCAAGCCCAATTACTGGATCTTGTATGATTAGATTACTTGAAGAAATTGTGGTGAAGCTGCCAGCGATATTAAGATTTCCACTGATATTTAAATTACCAGTGAGTTCTAGTATGCCTACCGCGTTGCCACCATGTTCAGGCTGGGATCCTGTAAGATATCTAAGGTTGGGGCTTCCTGATAGAGTGGCAAAACAGCCCTCATTATCGCCCCTAAATTGGATCGAACCAGTGGGACCACTTGCCGTTAGTGCCCCATTAATATATGCCCAGGTAAACTCACCCATTAAACAAAGCTCCTATATTATAATTCTTCAGTATAAATAGGTTGTAAATGGTATTAAGAGCGCCCTTATTATTAAATTTTCTATAAGCTATTAGTCGTTATATGGAGTTCACGCCCAGATAACAGGTGACGCTGTTACCTCCAGCATAGGTGGTACATCTAACAGCAACTCTTTCGGCACCCTCAATTGGGATTATATAGTACTGGTCTAGGTTGGCAGCCACTGTTACTTCGATAAGAGTATCAGTGCCTGCATCTGGATCTATAGTATGTAGGTTGCCCCATTGATTTGCAAAAGAGTGGTATAAATAAAATGTAAATTTGCATGTGCCAGCATTGTTGTTCATAAGTACAACATGCAAATTCTTGTTTTGACCGTAATTGACATAACCATCTACCACGCCACTGGGTACCAATGTTGTTGCCGTAAAAGTATACGCAAGCACTCCAGCATCGCCAACGCTCGCTACGTTAATAACTGAGCGAGATCGCCCGCCTGATTTATATATTCGAGGTCCAGAATCTGCGCCCATAATTTAACACTCCTACTTTGTTCTCTATAATTAGTATCTAATTACTTCTTTTTTCTTTCTAATTTTGCGATTTCTCGTTTTCTACGAATAGTTTTTTCTCTTTTCAATTCTGAAGGTTTTTTATAATACTGTCTTTTTTTAACCTCGTCAAGAATTCCTGATTTCTTCACTTTGCGCCTAAACCTTCGAATTAGCTTTTCGGAGGTATCTCTTTTTAGCGGCTTGACGGAAATATTAACTGCTCTGCTCATTTAAACATGTGTGACCAGTTTTTACTGGCTCCTCCAAAAATGGTATTGATATCGACACCTTGATCACCGGGATCTATACCAGCGAGGGCTGATGTTTGATCAGACTTCTGAGGCGTTAGGGTTGTTCCCTCAAAGAGATCTACCCCATTATAAGATTCGGTGCCAATGGCATCTAACATTCTTTTTCTCGTCTCTTGTGTCTTTTGACGTTCTGCTTTTATTTCTTGTTGTTCATTGATACTTTGTTGCGCGGTGTGGGCAACATGTTGTTTTGAGGCAACAATTGTTTTGTTCCCAAGACCTTGTGCAACTTCGGAAACAATATTGGACAAAACGCCCTCTTCAAACATCACCTCTTTAATACACTCTTTTATAAGAGGTTTGAGAAGCTGTTTCAATTCTGATTTTTTCATTGATCCCTCAATATTTCGTTGAGCGCTCTATTGATTCTATCTGCTTTTGTAATAATGTTTGGCTGTTTATTTTCTTGCATCATAAAAGCACCAGTTGTTGAAGGTTCAGAAACAAAATCAAAACAAATTAATTGAAAATCGTCTTCTACAATTGTTTGTCCATTTGATTCATGCACAGAACCCATTCCTCTTGAGGATATTCCAAGTTTTACGCCAGAATTGACAAGTTCTTTCAAGATCTTACCAGATGGTGTGTTTAGTACTTGTACTTTGCCCATGACAGCATCACCATCCCACCACACTTCTGTTACAAGATGACACGCAGCCGCTAAATTAATAACAGCAGAATCGGGGTGATCTAATTCTCCCAAAGCCCTTCTTTCACGGACAAGCTTATCATAATTTTTAACTTCGCGTTCTAAGATTGGACGATTGTAAATTCGGCCGTTTCCATTAAGATGATTTGCTCGCTGCATAATTCCTGTTAAAAACATGGCCCCATCTTCACGAACCATTCTCTTCTCTTCTTCTGTTAGAAGATCGTCGCACTTTCCGCTAGGACATAGTTCATAATATTCTGTTAATAATAGTTTACTCATAGTATTCTTTAAATGCAGGCGCAACCTGCGCGAGTTATGATCCTTTGCAGCAGCGTCTAACGGGTTGAAGCATCCACTTGTTTATCCTGTTGTCCATTATTAACTCCTATTTGTATACCATTGTCACAAAATATCACATTTAAGATATATGATGTCCCTGACGAAAGCCAACTCAATATAAAGAGATTAGCAATAGTATATTCAAATGTAAATAGTTCTGAATACCTATTAATTCCAAATAAAAATGCCCCGACCCAAAAGCCGAGACACATTGGACAATGAAATAGTTCTCCTAGTTTACCCTTTGTTGGTCTAACAGAATTAAATATAGTTCCGTATACTAAAATTTGCGTTAAGCCATAAGCAGCCAACACAAAATATAAAAGATCCATTTTAAATCCTGGTCATTATACTCATGCCATATGGACCCCGTATCCAACCGGGTCTAATTGATCCCTTAGTAGGTTCTTGCGGTACTTCTCCAAGAGGGGTACTATCATCATCAGTTGGCTCCGTTATATAATCATCTACGGCTTTTTCAAACTGATCAATATATTCAAAATAAGGCTTTTCTTCTGTAATAAATTTATCTATTCCATAAAGAGCCACCTGAACCATGTCGATATCTTCATTTAAGAACATTAGAGCCTCCATAGAACCATAAACAAATCCTGCTCTTATGCTCTCAGGATCTACAATGCCCTCCTTTCTTAAAAGTAAGAAAAGTCTGTCTTGCGTATCGTAAACCTCGTCATTAGGAGTGTGCTTTGCTAAAGCCAAAACTTTATTACTTTCAGGGATAATAACAATATCTACATCGGGATGATCAAATACAACAAATTGTTCTCCCAAAGTCTTGCGGACATCAAGAACAATATCTTTTTGAATTCCAATTTTTTTCTTTACGTGTGGAATTGTTACTGTAATACTCATTTGCTTGTAATCTCATATACTAAATTTTGAATTTTTAATACGCTGCTTACCATATTTTTATCAATTGGTCTGTCTTTAAAGCTTTCAATTAGGGCAAGAACTTCTTTGGTTGAGTTTGCCATGTTATTATCGTTTTTAATCTCTTCGTATTTAGTGGATCCCTCAATGACTTTATAAAGTCTTGAAAGTTCTTCATTAAGATAAATTTTAATATCAATTCCATTATCTACAAAAGAGAAAACATATTTATTTAATAGTACCCTCTGCTCTCTAAGAAGTCCATCAGTGTGTGTTTCGTTAAACTTATTAGCAAAAGTCTTAAAAACCAAATTATCAATTGGCTTCATTTTATTTTGTGGTTCTTTTGTTTCTACTAACATAAGATTTTTAACAATCTGATGTTCTAGCAAAACATTTCTTTTAATATTGGCTGCGCTCAGATCTGCATCAAAAAGTTGGGATAGGGTCGCCATGCTTTTATAGTTCGGAACGAAATTAACAAATACGCTTTTTGCTAGATCCTTGTTGACTCTCTTAACCAAACTTCCTTGTGCACTATGAACTTGTTGTTGATCAAGTTTGGTATGTGCCTCTCGCACTTTATAAACCAATTTTTCAGCAGTATAGGCGTCTAGACCGCTTGTTTCTAAAAGAATATTATAAAGAGATAGTTCTTTTCTTAAGATAGCATTTGGATTAAAAAATTCTTTGAGAATAGAAACTACACGTAATTTACGCTCCTGATCTTTAGTCACTATTGCCCGAGTTATTTCTTTTATCAGTGCTTCATATAAAAAAGCGGTATTTCTTTTCTTGTTATGTTTGTTCTTTTTCATTTTTATCACCCAATTTACTATCTTCTAGTTCCGTAATTAGTTTCTTTATTTCGTGTTTTACCTCAAATAATCTGCTTTCTTCTAAATTATCTTTATGCCCATTGGATTCATAATACATACCTGCTTTCCTAAACTCGTCACCAATAGAAGAAAGGTGATGTAGTGTTTCATATCCTACGCCGCCTGGATTATTAGTTCTGGCTGTATTTACCTCAATTCCTCGGGATTTGCTGCGAGTATGCCGCCTTCTTGGTCCGCTTTTACCTATGCGTCTCTGATCATCACGTTTGCCGGGGGCTGCTAAAAGTGTGTCTTCGCCCCCTTCGTCTCCAGGTTCTTCGCCCCCAGGTTCTTCACCAAGCTCGCCACCAAGTTCTCCGCCGAGGTCAGCACCGAGATCGCCACCAAGTTCTCCGCCGAGGTCAGCACCGAGATCGCCACCCATACCTTCGGCTGCTCCTTCAGCAGCAGCAGTAATAGCCATGGCTTCTGCTTCAAGTTGAGCATCATACCGTCTATCGAAAAACATTTCTCGTTGATTTCTAATAAACTCTTCCTCAGATAAATTAAACAAATGTTCTGCGACCCAACGACGACTAAAGAATCCTTCGGTTGCGCCCGCAGCCACGTCGAACTTGGTCTTCCAATGTTCAAGTTCTTGAAGTTCCGCGATCTTAGATGGGTTATTAAGAGAAAGCTTGAATCCAATTAAATCTGCACCCTTATACCCAAGCGTATATAAATGAATAATTCCTATTTTTTCTAGTTCTGCAATGATAGATCTTTGCAATCTCTGGATTGTTCTCGCAAAACGAATATCTTTTTGTGCAAGTGTTGTCTTGTCTTCTTCGGCACCTTCGCCTCTTGAAAGATAAGATTGCGGAATCTTTAATGCAGAAAACAATTTATCTCTTAAATATTTAACATCATCAATATCGCCAGTATAAGAACCACCTGCCAAGGTTTCAACCTTGGAAGAAACACCGCCACGGACGGGGATAAAGTAATCTTCTTCAGTACTCATCGGATTGTAACGCAAGTCTACACGACCAGTGCTAGAGTCAACAACTTGATTGCGCTTCATTTGTGTCATAACTTTTTGCATATATTGTTCAACATCTTGTGGCGCAACATTCCCAACATCAATATAAAAAACACGGCGTTCGGGTGATCGCACAATGCGATATGCCATCATAGCATCTTCTAATAAAATTAGTTGACGAAAAATTCTTCGTGCAGGCTCTAAAACTGAGGAGCCGTATGGCGCATACTTATCATTGCCTAAGATCCTAAAATGTGCGATTTGCCAATTTTCAAATGTAAGCCCACCCGAGTTCCACTGAAATTGTACGTATTTTGGATTGCTTTTATCTTCTCCTTCTAAGCGCTCAATTTCGTGGGTTGGAAGTCCGACAATGGATTGTATACCTAATTGTTCATCTATATCTAAATATAAAAAGAAGTCCCCATATTTACACATTGTGCGGCACCAACCAAAAAGATTGAAATCAATATTAAGAACTGTATGATATAGTTCCTGCAAAACGGCTTTAATTTCTTCATTGTGGCACTTGACATTAAGAAGAGGTTGTAAATCGCTGGAAGTGGTCATTTCATCGGCGTAAATATCAAGCCCGGAAGCAATCTCGGGGGTATACTCCATTTGCTCAAAATCTTGATATCTTTCGGATCGTAGCTGATTTGCCATAACGGCTGTGCTTAACTGCTCAAAAGGATTATATGCAGATTTTTTGAAATTTAATCCTCCGGCAGACTGAAACTTAAATTTATCAAGCTGGACGCGAGAAAGCTTTCTACTCGTTTGTGTACGATAATTTACAAGCGGACCAGAGAGCAATCGAGTTAATTGCTTAAAAAGGTTGGATTGATTATTTTTGGGATTTCTATTATTACTTGCCATTTATTTTATCCTTTATATAGCCAGCCAAATTCTTGCATTGATTCGTTGGCTTGTTGCTGCTCACCCTGGAGATCCATGTCCTTTCTATATCCCTCTTGCCCTTTAATTTGATTATTGAGCTTTGTTGAGGCAACAAACATAGAATTTACAAATGCGTTTCTATATTCTTGATCCAATTTTCCTGCCTCAAAAGCTGTATCTCGAACCCAGCAGCCAATCGCTAAAGCCATAGTGAGATCATCATTATAACTTCTCATAGCCTCGGGACGACCATGGTGCCAGATAAAAGTTTTTAACTCGTTAACCATTCTAGAAGAGTATATAGTAATTAGTTTATTTCTAATGAATTCTTCCATTTTTGCAACAATCAGAGGGCGAGTCTTTGATGTAGTAGAAAAACCAGCAACAGCATTAGACATGTGTTCTCCCTGCAACTGATCAACATATTCATGAGTTGACTTAATAGAAAAATAAATATTATTATTGCCCAACTCTTGCAATTTTGTTAACACTCCAAACCCAACAGAGTTGTTTTCAACAACAACCATGCCGTTATTAAACTCTCGTCCAATACTATTAATCATATCGGCATAAACATCAAGAGTTGGCTTTCCTTGATATTCTGCGACAACTTCCATAGTTTCTAGCTTTATAACATGAAGTGTTGAATTGTCCTTGCCGTCGCCGCGTGCAACATCAACGGTAAGAAGGTAATTATATCCATCTATGGCCTTTTCCCAAATCCAAAAATTTCTATCAAATCCTGTTCGGTATTGTGGCTCTTTAATCATTGTTGTCATCCATTCTAGATCTTCTGGGTGGATAACAGTCTCGCCTGACATATTAAAGTTGCACTCTAGCTCTTGTGCAACTTGTCTCCGGGACATGTTCTTGGTTTCCTTTTCAAACCATTCCAGATCTCTCTCGGGATGAACATCCCATATTAATTTAGTAGGAAAGAAATCGTTTTGTTCCTGTTCTGAATCTACGTATATCTGGTGGAACCAGTTCCCAACACCATTAGGAGTTGATAAGGCAATACAACGACCGCCTGTTGATAGGGTGGGATAAAGACCTGGCCATAAATCATCTAACCCCTCAACGTGTGCTGCCTCATCAATTACTAATAACGATAGCGCCTCCGAACGACCAGCATCGGCAGAAGTTGACGATGCTTTGATCTCAGAACCGTTGGAAAGAACAAACGATGCCCTATTGTCAATTGTAATATTTGCTATTTGCATCCAAGGTGGCAGATTTTTAATTATATGTTTTACTTTTTTTACAAGATTGCCTGCGGTCTGGAACTTGGTCGCAATTACAAGAATATTTTTATTTCTGTGAAACAGCATCATCCACGCAATATAAGCAGCAGTTGTGGTGGAAATGCCCAACTGTCTTGCCTTTAATATGACATTGAAGCGATGATCATTAAAATCTGTTAGTAATTCTTTCTGAAAGTCGTACAGTTTAAAAGGAATTAAGCCCTCCAAAGGGTGGGCGATTCTCGCATAGTTATCAATAAAATAAACTGGATCTTTGCCGCTTTTTAAGATCTCTTTTAAAATTTCATTTTTTGTAAGTGTGAACGACATCTAATCATTTTTTATTTATTTCTGCGCCACTTGCCAAGAGCCAAGAAGTCACGAATGGTTTTATCTAATCTATCCTCAGAGGGTTCAGCAACTGGCGTTACGCCATCAAGGTTTCCAACTTTATAATGTCGTTTGCCTGTAACAAAAGCACGAACATTTGAAGTGTTCTGAACTAGAACACTCACTTCCTCATCAGGCGTGAGAGAAAGCGCATCGCCAGTAATCTTTTTATACTCTTTTTTGAGGAAATTGGCAACGTTCTGAATCATGTCTTCTACGTCGGCTTCAATATCGCCCGCATATACTTCCTTGAGTTTAATATCGCTCTGATAGCTGATGCATAAAAGATTGCCATGAAAGACAACGCCAAATCCATCAACGACGCGAGAATCAACAATAGGATCGCCCTCTTCTCTTTTTAACCCAATCTTTCTTGATTCGCCGTCATAAGAATATCTCTCATCTTGTGAGCCATCATAGGCATTTGCGGCTGCTTGTGAAATTCCTCTTACGATGTCTAACACTGTGGTTGCCATTTATTTATTTTCTCCTTGTGTGGGACGCCATCCGGTTTCCCAACGTTCTTTTCTTCCCTCGACCCATGTTATATAACACTTACGACAGCAATCATATTTATTCATGTAAATATTATCCTTCGTATCAAAAGAATAGGTATCACAAGTGGAACAAACTCTATTGCTATCTTTATTAAGTAGTTTTTTTGATATCAAAACTCCCTGAACTTCTACTTTTTCAGTCTTTTCGGATAATTTTCTAATTTTTTCACTTAATAGCCTGCACTGCTCTATATATTCTCGCTCTTTTTCTGGGGTCCAGTCTTTTTCTGGGTGCTGTACAGTTTCTATGCCATATTTCTCTGCTATTGCCTTTTCAACTTTTATGGCGTAGTCTGGATCTTGTTTGGGCTTCGTCATTGTGCGATATTTGTTGCGGCGTAAAACACACCAAGAGAAAGTCCGATACCCGCGATAGCTCCTCCCGCGAGCCACCAATGATTATTTTTATTTGGCTGAACAAGTGCCATCTCTCTATACATATCAATCTCTTGTTCTTTAATTTCAAATAACAAGTTCATTCTTTCATTCTGTGCGTTATAGCTTATTCGAAGAGTAGCAAGTTCTAGTTGCATTTCAGATCGCGCTTTTGCAATCTCATATTCTACCAACAAATCACATTCGGTTAATGAATATTGGTGCGCCGTAATTAACTCTGCCGTGGCTGGTGGGTTAAATAAAGTGCCCGCAAAGGGTGCTGCCTCGCCTTGTTCTAGATGTGTATACATCGGCTCTTCTTCTGTATCTTGCGCGTATACGGGAGTACACAAAAATAAAGTAAAGCCTAATATTTGTGCAATAATCTTATTCCACATATTTAAATCCAAACTCCTCTGTAATTGCCTTATTAACAAATTCTGGATCTTGATCAAACATCGTTATTAATTCTAAGTATCTTGCTCTTTTTTCGACAGTTAAATAATCTAAAGATCTTTCATAATGATGTTCTAGCTTAGATATCGCCTCACTGTGCTTCCGAATTGCTTCATTTCTTTTTTCTATTTCGGCATTGTGGGTGCTTTCCAGCACTTCTACTTCCTTCTTATAGCTCTCAATAGTTGTGTCGAGTACCTTGGCATATGCACTAACGTTCTTTCGTGCAAAAACCCAGATAACAAGAGTCCATGCGGCGACCGCAGCGATCTTCCAATGATGTTTACACCAAAGCCATGCTTTTTTCATATATAATTTCATAGCCAACCAAGTCATTTATTCTCCATATTTATATGCCTTCATAACATCTACTGCTCCTTGGGTGCCAATGTAAACCATGGCAATCAGACCCCATGTCTCCGAGGCTAAATCGGACCAAACCATAAGTCCCGTTGCTGTTAAAAATGTAAGTAACTTGCGGGAAATTAGCTTTTGTAATACTTTATCTAATAAACCATTTTGCATTATTTTTTATCTCCTGTTATCTAAATAGTCAAAAAAAATTATTGACTTACATGTGCATAGCCATTTTTCTTTTCAATGTTTACGATGTAGTCAACACAATCTTTTAGCGAATCTAGATGAGATATTAGGATCACTGTCTTGAAATACGACTTAACCATATCTAATATTCTAACAAATCCTTCTAGATTTTCTGCATCAAGAGCAGTTCCCGGTTCGTCAAGAATGAAAATATTTGACTTAGGCAAGTTGCTAACGTGCAACAACGCGAGCCTAATCGCCATCGAAGCGATTGTTTTTTCTGCCCCGGATCCCATTTCAATAGGTCGAGGTTCGTGCTTTGGGTGCTTGATGTAAACGTTTAAACGTCTGCCCTCATTCTCAAAAAAGACTTCAAAATTTACAATATTTGCCAACACCTTCGCAATCTCTTCATTAACCGCTGGCAACTTCTTCTTAATAATATCATAGGAGATGCCGCTGGTGTGCATGCATCTCATAAATAAATCATAAGCGGAGTAGTCTTCGCGCAATTCGGATAGCTCGCTCTTTTGTTCAATTAAGCTCTGTAATTTTTGCTCGCAGGATCCGTGGGAAACATATAGGTCATTTAATTCTTGCTGGCACTCGTCGCACCTTTCCTCTATATCTTCAAGAAATGCGCCATATTTCTTTTTCTTTATAAGAAGCAGCCCCAGGTTTTCAATCGCTTCTTTGTTTTCTTCATATGTTGTAATTTGCTTCTCAGTGTTTTCAATTTCGTGCCTAAAGACTTCTAGCTTTGATAAATTATTTTGCATCTCCAAATTAGAAACCGAGATCTCATGTTGCACCTCTTTTTGTTTTTCCACTAATAAATCATATTTATTCAAATAATCATTTAGCTTATCAACATCAAGGTTATGAATATCTTCTAAAAGTTGTACACTTTGTTTACGAATATCGCCAACTTCTGTTATCATATTTGGCAATGCATCTTTTGCTTTATGGGCATCGCAAATAAATTTACAAGTTGGGAACGACTCACCGCAGGGCACTTCTTGAAGAAGGCTCACTTTCTTTCGGTATGCATTGATATCCTTATTTTTATTCTTTAAAAAATGTAAAAGATCGTCATATTCTTCATTCTTAATTTCGACGCTCTTTTTCTTGTTTCGTAAATTTTCAATATCGTATTCTTGTAGAAAATTATTTAATTTTTCAGCCAACTCGTTGTTGTTATTATTGTTCTCTGTAAACTGTTTGTTCTGCTGTAAAAGGATCCGAACATCATTCTTCTTTGCTTTTAGTGCATTTATCGTTTGTTCAATAGCAATAATCTCCAGTGGGATCGATGTGATTTTATTTTCTATTTCGCTCAATAAGGATTTGGTATCTAATATTTGCTGTTGATATTCTTCACATTTTTGGCTGTGTTCCTCAATACCAACTTCGCTCTGGTGTATTTGTTCTTTCGCTTCCTCGATATCTTCCTCATACTCTCTGCCTTCAAGTCGCTTGAGCGCTCCTCTTAAGTCCGACGCATCTTCTTTTGCTAGCTTAAATTTCTTATCAAATATTTCCAGATCAAGAAATTTAGCGAGAATTTCTTTGCGGCGGGTTGAGCCTTCTTTGATAAATGTTAGGCTATCTAATTGAGATGCCATAGAAGTAAGCAGGAAATCATCAAGCGTTCCAAGCATCTTACGAATATTTTTATCCGTGTCATTACGAGTCAATCCGTTGTGGCTCACAACCTGGGTCGTAACAGAATCGACTTCGTTAAATTCAACAGTTGTCTTTGCTTCTAATGTCTCTTCACCTTTTAGTTTCTTAATATACTTTTCACTTTCGCGTTCAATTACAAATTGTTTGTCGCCAATAGAAATTCCCACTCTACCAACGCCTCTCTCCTTGTTCTGGTTAATAACGTTAAGGTTCTTCCGCTCATTTTTCGAAGTGGAGTTAAACAGCGTATAAAGGG